TATTTCTCCATCTTCTAATGTTTGTTCTTTCATTAACTTGTTGGTAAACATTCTGCTCATACCACAGGTAAGATTACAAACACCAAGACGGACAAAGTAAGAAGGAACTCCAGAAGAAATACCTTCACCCTGCACACTGTAAAAATCACTACTGATTAGTAGTTTATTTGGATCAATTTTGCTCATTTAAATATTGTTTTTATATAATTGAATATAGGACTAAAATTATGCCATTCCAAGATTATAAACATAATGCTTGGATGTCTATCTCCACAAAGTCCTAATACATGGATTATTTCGTGCATGTTATAATGATTTAATATATTGTTCTAATCTATCTTCTGGTTGCCATCCCAATCTTTGGGTAGCATCCTTATTTTTTCTTAGTGTTTTTCTGTAATTACCTTTTTCATCCTTCATATAGACTTTTACACAGTAAAATTTATTTATAAACATCTCAGCAACTTCATTTATAGAATAATTTTTACCAGTTCCTAACTCCCAAGCATCTTCATGCTTTTCATCATTGAAGGCTACTCTAATTAAACCGTCTACAATATCGTCAACATGAGTAAAATCTCTTCTTTGTTCACCATCACCTACTATTGTTATGGGATAATTTTTTGCTACTTGTCCTCTCCACCTTCCTATAACTGCGGCCCAATCTCCTTCTAAAATTTCGTTTGGTCCATACACATTATAAAACCGTACAATTTCTGCATTTAAGCCAAAGGATTGTTTATACATCTTAACAATTTCTTCTCCCATGTGTTTAAAAGCAGCATAAGGGGATTGATAAGGATTATGCCATCTAGAAGAAGAACCAGAATAAATAACCTTAGCACCTATTTCATTTGCAAATTTACATACACTTAGAGTACCTTGAGTATTAACTCTAAAAGTTTCTTCTGGGTTTAGAAATGAAGGTTGGATTCTGCTTAGTGCTGCTAAATGGAAAATTAAATCAAAATCTTTATCCATTAAACCAACACTCTCAATATCACCATAGTAATAATAACAACCTGGTGTTTCATTTTCTTTTAATCCTATAGAAAGATCATCCAATGAACTGACATTGTATCCTTCTTCTAATAATCTTTTAATAAGATTACTTCCTATAAATCCATTTCCTCCAGTTACTAATATTTTCATGGTTGTATAATACACAAATTAAAAAACATCCACCTTTTTAGGGGTGGATGTTAAGGAGTGAATTAAGCTTCTGCTAATTCAGTGTTTTTCATGCGACGACGAGTCAAGTTATACATTGCGTTTGCAATTGTATTGTTTACTCTACGTCTGAAGGATGTAATGTTAGACAAATGGCTAACAGAATAACCTGTTTCTTCAGATAATCTTGTCAAATCACCAATACGTTGACGGTGAGTGAAGAATGACAATTTTGCTGTGCGGTTTAAGTAGTTTGCACGTACTTTAGTTTGATAACTCATAACTATATTTGATTTTTGTTTACGAATTGTGTTCAGCTAATACTTTTTCCACATGAGCCTTAGCTACTTCCCATGTTACGGGTCCTGTTTCGTCAGCATATGCTACAGGATCAGGACGTCCTAATTTAATGAATGCTTCAATACGCTCTACTGATGCAGCTGATTTATAATCACTAAACCAAGCTGTATAACTTACTCTATCATCTACTTTTATAGAATGTATCATCGGTTTATAAGATGTATTTGTACGAGCATATACTTCATCAAAATTGAGACCCAAGATATCACAAGATTTTTGCCCATCCTCTAGAATATCAAATTTATTAACTTCAAGATATGGGGTATAATGATATACTAAATCAGCGTCCCAATTACCTGCTTTAAATGCTTCAAAATCAACATCACGGAACTCTTGTCTGCAATCAGGATAAATTGCATGATCACCAGCATGGATTCCCATTGCAATGGCTACTGGTTGTCCTACAGTGCAATCTTCTCCAATATTTTTAGTTGCAACTGATAATGCTACAGCCTGGATTAATGATGAGAATATTTTGTTTCTATTAGGTACAACTGTTTCTTTCATGTTGTCCTGTTCGTAATGTCCTTCAGGAACATCACTACCACCAGTTACTAAAGATGAATTTAATAGTTGAGATAAACCATCCAATTTAATAATTTGAAAGTTTACTTTACATCCATTAAAACAACTTTCATTTTTAGGGCACGTTTCATTAATGTACTCTACTAATGATGTAGCACGCTCTAATTCTACTTTGTGTTTTTGACCATAGTCAAATCCTAATGCTGTTACTTGATAGCCGTTAGCTAATAGGTGTAACAATAATGAACTACTGTCCATTCCACCTGACAGTGATAATACTGCTTGTTTCATAGATAATTTTTATTTGTTTGGGATTGTATTTATTTATTAAACGCTTACTCCCGTTTAAGCGTTATCAAACAATGCTTTGATTTTAAAGAATTGATCTAGAAATGGTTTTTCATAAATGAAAATAATACCATTTTTATAAGGTGAGTGAGCAATAACCTTAGTACTACGTCTTGCTCCTACAAGACTAGCATATTCTGCTACTTGTTTTCCTAGACGAGAACCTGCTGGTTTGCCTAGATAATCATAAAGTGAAATCATTAGTTGCATAACTTTTATTTTATAAATTTTCTAAATTGTTGTACGTTAAATGTAATATCTTCAACCTGCCCACTCAAATCTTTCTCAAAATAATGCTCTAGTTTTTCTTTTGGTTTCCAGGTCAAACCACTATCAGTGTATCTCTGTCCTTCAGCACCAACTAAAATAGGATTAGACGTATCCACTGATTTAACAAATGTCCAATCTTTATATGACATAAATTCTTGTGGTAATGAACATCCTAATAAATGATGATAATGAGATTTTCTAATGGTATTAGACGCAACTAAACGTCTAATAAATTCCATTCTACCATACATTGCTGCTTTTAAATGATCCATTCCTTCATATTCTTTCTGATATGCAATACTTGAATGGTTAAAAGCAATATGAGTATAACCTAAGTCTACTAATGTTTGATATGTTGTTATTAATTCACCCATATCTTGTCCCTGACACACTGCCATTAAGTTAACACCTTCTGGTAGGTTTGGCTTATGGTTTATCATCCAACTTTTAGCATTAACTAGAGTTGTTGTTGAATCATTCCAGGCATCAGGTACAATGAATATATCTGGTTTTATTAATTCAATTTTAGACAATAGATCCTCTGTTGTATGAACTACTCCTTCAAATAGACCATTATCACATATTATAAACCGTTTATCTTTTCTAGATTTTTCAAAAAATAACTTATATTGATCGTATTGATCAATTAAATGTGGTAAGCAATAATCATAATCATTCCATTTGTATGCGTTATGCATCAATGCTAATGGTAATTCATGACTAATTTTCATAATGATGTAATTTAGCTTTTAATTTATCTATTCTAATTTGACAATACCATTTTCCTAACCAACTAGAAGCATTTTTGTATCTTTCTTCCCAATATTTGATTTCTTTATTAATAGGTTTATTGAATTTTTCAAGTATATCAATATCATAATAGCTATTATTTTCTAACATAGCTTCTTCCCAATACCCTTCAGTATAATGGGGGTGTTGTTGTTCATATTCTTCACGAAGTATTTTACGACGTGCTTTTTCTAGATTTTTTTCAAGTTTCTTACTCATATATGGCAGTATTTTTAGCGTGTTCCATGAATTCTACTCTCACAACACTAACTCTACCACTAGTTTCTTCCTGAACAAATGTATTTAGTTTTTCAAAGACATATTTTGCAAATTGTTCTGCACCTGTAGCCGGGATTACTCTTAATTGAATGATTCCTAAATCATTCATTGTTTTAAATCCACCTAATGCAGGATCATCTTCAGCTACTATTGTTGTATGATCAAACATATAATCCATCCATGCTTTTGGGTTCATACCATCGATATTACCTTTGGCACGTTTCATACCACCAAAATCCCAAACCCAATTTCGTTCGTCTAATTCACCTTCGAACCATACTCTAAACGATACACCATAACCATGAAGGAACCTACAATGAGTACCTTCTGCTTTCCATTGACGGAACACTGTGCTAAAACCGTCAAACAACTTTGTTGATTGATACTTTGCCATATTATTTATCTTTTTTTATTGTGATATTTGATCTGAATAAGATACCTGCCATTAGATTTAATCCACATGCTTCCCAGAATCCAATATATCTTAATCCAAAAATACTTGGCATTAATTGGTTCCATAAAAATTGTAAAGGTAATCCAAACAGCAATGCTGCTAGAATTAATAATGCTACAATGTAAAATACTTGTCCTATTGGTTTCATATCGTTATTCATTTTCTGTTCCTTCATTATTTAATTCATCTAATTCTTCTTGATTTACCATTCTCCAGTTTTTATCATCATCAATAATGCTATAAACCTGATCCATAATTTCTTCTAACTCTTTAGTTAGTAAAGCAACATCAACATTATCTTCTGTTAATTGAGTTTGGATTTGCTCTGCTCTATTTAGTAATTCTATTAAGTTCATTTTTTCTTATTTGGAGTGAATTTAAGTATTTCCTCTGACAATACCACTCTTCCTTTGGTATTTCTTGGTTCATAGGGGCAGTGTCTACATTGATCACCACAGCAACTACCTCTATTAATGTGGAAGAGCGCAGTAAAAATTACGCGCTCTCCCTCCACATAATAATCAATTTCGTTTTTTAATTGTTTAGGCTTCACAAGATACGCATTCAGATAAACGTTGTAAATTGTCTCCTCTCAATACAGATTCAGTACGCAAATAATACAATGTTTTAATACCAGCTTTATGTGCTTCTTTATGTACTTGAGATATCCATTTTGGGGTATCGTTTGGATCAAAACACAAGTTTAATGAAATAGCTTGATCAATATATTTTTGTCTAATAGCGTTTTGTTTTACTATTTCTAACTGATTAATTTCTTTAAATGTTAAGAAGATTGATTTTTCTTCATCAGTTAGAATATAACCAGGAACGTTAACTACTGATCCTTGATCTTTTAGAATCTGATCCCAAACACTATCAATATTATATCCTTTTTTCTCTAACAGGTCTTCTAGTATTCTATTTCGTTTAATGAATACACCCTTTGCTGTTTTAAGGTTATATACATTCGCTGGAATTGGTTCAATCGATGGTGACACACCTCCAGAGATATGAGCATTTGATACCGTTGGTGCAATTGCTAAATGATGTGAATGTCTTAGCCCAGTACCTTTACACCATTCAGGTTCACCATATAGTTCTGCTTGGTCACGTGATGCTTTTAGTGCTTCTGCCTGAATAAATTCAGATATAACTCTAGTTAAAGCTGATGATTGGATACTTGCAAATGGTAATCCTTTTGATTGTAGTAATGTATGCCATCCTAAAACACCAATTCCAATTGCTCTACCTTTAGTTGCAGAACGAACTGTATTTTCCATGAATTTAATGTTCTTAGCTCTATCAATAAATTCTTGTAATACACCTTCTAAGAACCAACATGTTACTTCAGGTAATGTCATACCATTCTCAAACTTATAGTCCTTCCACTCACCCCAACGTGCTAAATTCAATGATGATAAGCAACAAATAAATGAATGTAGTTCATCTGTGTATAATGAAATCTCACTACAAATATTTGTCATTGATACATGAAGATTTAACTTCTTATATCCTTCAGGATTTGCATTATTAACATTATCTTCAAACATGATATAAGGTTCACCAGTTTCAAGACGTGTTTTTAATATCTCACCCCACAAACGCATAGAACGTTCATCTTTATTTTCCAACTTTTCCATAAATGTGTCATCAACAACAACACATTGGTGTAAATTCAAACACTGGCGATTAACATCACCTTTTGGTCTACGAATTTGTAAGAATTCTTCAATATCTGGGTGGTTGATGCTTAGATTAACAGATGCTGCACCTCTTCTAACTGATCCTTGATTTGTAGCAAGGATAGTTGAATCATAAATTTTACACCAAGGCACTACACCTTCAGAAATACCATTATCTTTAATAGCTTTACCTCTACCTCTAATACGAGACACCCCAATACCAACACCACCACCTTGAGATGATAATCTCATTAGTTCGGAGTTTGCATCAGCAATACCTTCAATAGAATCACCAACATCAATACCAAAACATGAAATAGGCATTCCACGCTCAGTACCTAAATTTGATAATACTGGAGATGCTAAACATAGCCAGTTTTTTACTATTGCTTCATAGAATATTGGTTGCAAATCTTTACGTCTTAATCTACGTGAAGCTGCTTTACTTACTCTCTTAAATGCACCAAATACATCTTCATCAGGCATCAAATATCCTTTAGAAATCATACTTAATGCTATCTCATCCATCCAGGAAGGAAAATCTTTACCTTTAACCCAGGTACTGGTATCTACTTGTATACTCATCTTATAATTTTAATTTTAAAGGTCTGACCAATCTGCGTTTGACTTAGAATAACTAGTCACACGTCCTGCAAAGAAATCTTGATGTGTTTTTCCACTTGTTAAATGTCCGAACCAATCCATTTGTTTTAATAGGTTAGGATCAATATCATTGAAAATACCATTATAACCTAATTCAACCATTTTCTCATTCGCTCTCGCTTTGATAAATGTTTTTAATTGTTCTATATTTAATCCTTCAATATCTCCCATTTCAAATGCTTTATCAATAAAATCAAATTCTAATTGAACTGATAATCGACAAGCCTCTGCTACATTTGAACGCATTTCTGCTGTATCTAATTCAGGTTGTTCTTCTAATAATTTTTTAAATAACCAACATCCTGCTTTTGAATGTAATGATTCATCTCTAACACTCCATTCTACAATCTGACCAGTTCCTTTCATTAAGTTTCTTAATTGGAATGACATTAATATAGCGAATGAAGAGAATAAATTAACACCTTCAGTAAATGCTGAGAATATAGCTAGTGATAATGCTTTTTCTTCAATATTATCACCTGGTACTTCAATTAAACGATCAATTTTTGCTTTTGATGTTTCATCTTCTAAAAATGCTTGGAAATCATCTAAGCCTAGTTCTTCATTTAATCGAGCATAAGCTTCAGCATGGATGCTTTCAAAATCAGCAAATACACGAGCCATAGCTTGAATTTCTGGTTTTGGGAACCACAATGATACTTTAGTAGACCAATAATCATTAACGTGTACTTCAGTTTGAGCAAATGATTTTAGAATATTTCCTATCAAGTTCTTCTCTGAATCGGTTAATTTTAATTTCCAATCATTTAGATCGGAAGCTAGAGGTACTTCATCAGCCAACCAATGCACTCTGTGTTGATCTTTATAGAAGTTAAATGCTTCTTGGTATTCAAATGGTTTGTAGAAAATACGTGGTTCAGTTATCATTTTAATGAATTTAATAAGTTAATTAATGTTGGTTTTGATTGCATACCCAAGGTACGCTTTACTTCTTGCCCATCAACTTCTATTACCAAAGTAGGTACTGAACGAATATTATATTTTAGTGTTAGATCGGGATTACTATCAACATCTATTGTTTCAAAATTAACATCTGTTAATTCTGATTGAACTTGCGCTACTAAAGGAGCAAGCTGTTTACATGGGCCGCACCAAGCAGCCGTGAACCTTTTTACCGTTACCATAATTTTTATTGTTGTATTTATAAATATAGTATATACTATTGACCTCTACTAAGCTCAAAAAACTTTTGTTGAAGGTAATCTTTATCGTCATTATTGACACTACTGTATTGATTTACAGGTCTAGAGTCATCATCATCTTCATCATCTAATGGCGTTTCGTATATATCTATTTTTCCGTTTGATGTATCTATTTTGGAACCAAATGTTAATCCGTCAGCACCATATCTATTTTTCATAACGTGCCAACGTCCTGTTCCATTTACTTTGTCTTTTCTACCACGAGCTAGAGATAAAATAATATCTCCAATCATAATTTTTTCATATGAACCTGCTGCATTGTCTCCTTCAATAATGTTGCTTTTAGCAGCACCTCTATTTGCTTGAGATGGAGATATAACTGGTATTCCTAATTCCTTAGCTAATGCTTTTGCTCCAACATAAACATCATCAATTTCTTCCTTACGTTCTCCATTTCTAGAGCGAGATGAACTCTTAACATAATCAAGATAATCAATAATGATTAAATCTGGTTTGAAATCATGTTGCATTTCTAGTTGTTGGAGGTGTGCCTGGATAGTGTCGAATGATGCTCGTTTTGGGGGGTATTCTTTAATAACAACCTTACCTCTTACTTTACTAATAGTTTCTTCAACTTTAGCTCTATGTTTATCTAGAGTATCAACAGGAATCCCTGTAAATACAGCATCGTATCTTTTACCTACATAACCTTCAGCTAATTCTAATGAATAGTGTACTACATTAAATCCTAAAGCGGCAGCATAGGCTCCCATATCAATAACAGCCCATGACTTACCACCTCCAGGATTACCAAACACTAATACCAAATCTCCTTTACCCATTCCTCCCTGAGTTAGGCTATTGAATACAGGCCAAGGGAAAGGTATTGCGTTTCTATCATCTATTCTGTATCTTGATTCAATATCTTTGTCATATTCATGACCAATATTTTTATCTTCACCTGCTTTTAAGGCATTATTCATTAGTGTTTTAATACTATCATAATCACCCATACCAAGCAAATCAACAGAAGTCATGATTGCTTTTTTTACTTGTTGATTTTTACAAAAATTAGTAAACTCATTCTCTACCCACTCTAAATCATTTGCTTGTGATTCCTTATACGCTTCTCTTAATCCTTCAGTAATAGCAATTTTTAAAACATCATTATCAATTTTCTTTACTTCAGTAGATAGTACCTCCATTGTTGGTACTGTGTGGTACTTAGAGAAATATGATTGTATTTCTTTAACAACCCACTGATTTGCTTGATTTTCAAAATATTCTTTTTCAAGAGAATCAGATACGTTTACTAAGAAGTTTTTCTGTGTTAATAATGCTCCAATTACTTTTGTTTGGAATTGTGGTCCGTATGCTTGTAATTTTTGTAATGTTGTCATAACTTTTTTAAATTTAATTAAGAGAATTTATATAACCAAAAACTTCTGTAAGCCAATTATCTACGTTTGGTATTGATTCTCCCAATTTATCATTCACGTATATTTGGTGAAATAGATACTTATTTAATTCATACGAATCATTAAAAGCATCTTTTACCAACTGTTTATTTTCAGGTGATAGGAAACTTCCATCTAAAGACATTAATTTTTTATTAATTTCTAATTGATGTCTTCTTTCTACCACTGACAAATATAATTTATTTTCATTTATTTTATTAGCAGACGATTCAATAATGTCACTTAATTCAATTTTATTCTCACTAGTTAATTCAGGGAATAATTTAAGCAATTTAACAGGTCCTAATCCACTAATTCCAGGAACGTTATCAGATTGATCACCCATCAATATCTTATAATTAAGAAAATTATAACTACTAACACCGAATTCTTCTAATACATCTTTTGGTTTGTATACTTTCTTTTTAACTGGAGAATATACTTGAACTTTATTAGAAATTAATTGTAAGAAGTCTTTGTCGGCAGACATAATTGTTACGCTTGTCGTCTCATTATATACCTGGAATTTATTTGATAAATAACCGATAATATCATCTGCTTCTAAACCATCAATACTAATAACAGTAACTGGTAGGCATTTAAGATACTGAATCAATCTTGCCATCTGGTTGTTTATACTCTCTGTTTCTTCTTCTTTTGAGGAGAAGATAGAGTAATTTGTCATACGATTAACATGACGATTTGCTTTATACTCAGGGTATAAGTTTCTCCTAGCATTCGAGCCACCAACACCATCAAATACAATTATTACTTTAGTAGGGTTAAGCATTTTAATTGCATAACCGATTGACTTTAAAAATCCAGTTAGGCCACCAATGTGGTGGCCATTTGGATTTATGTGGTTAATCATGGTAAACGCTCTTAGGAAAGTGTTTAAACCATCTATTATTAAAATTGAATCTAGTGATGTACGAGTGTCAGGTTGAATACTTGAGATTAAATCAAAGTATTTATTCTTGGACATCTACTAAATTTATTTCTTTGAAATTTTCTTCCATTTCATCTTCCTCAACAATATCGAAGTCAGCTGATCCTAGAATCTGTAGCCACTCATTTGAGTGTTCTTTTTTATAGATATCAATTGCTTTTTTATCATCAGGGATAAAACCATGAACTGTCATTGTAACAGTACCTTTTGTTTGTACTCCAGTAACGTGATTTTTATCAGCAGATATCTTAGTACGCTTAGCAAATTCTACGTCTTTACCGTCTTTAGTTGCTTTAATCTTACTAGTACCACTATTTGATACGTTGCCGAATGTAATTACAAATGATGAATCGAAGAACATTGTATCACCACCCTTATTTTTCAATTTAGGTTGTTCCATTGGTGAATTTGGTTTTGCAACCCATACCTTATTAACTGCTACAAATGTATTTGTATACGGTTGATTTTCTTTACGAGATAAGATAATCTTTTGGTTAATAAAGTTACCAAATGTTTGAGACATTGCTCCTGCATTCCACTCATTGTTATTTTTGTTTGATTCAACTGATAGTCTACATGGGATTGATCCTACTGAGTCCCACAGGAATAGTAGATCGAATGGTAGTTTTCCTGCTGCTTGTTCACTTAACAAATCAGCTACAAACGCACCTACATCTTCAATTGTGTTTAATGAACCTCTATCAACATAAAGGAAGAAACCTTTATAATCAATAACTTCACCTGTTTCAGGATCAGCTACAGAAGTTAATTCAAAACCCATTTGTTGAGCATGTTCCCAATTCCATTTCATCTCTGTAATGATGAAAACAGGTAGAACCCCCATTTTTTGTGCAGATACTGCTGCTTCAAGCATTGCAGTTGTTTTACCTGTATCGGAGTGACCACGTAACAAGGTTATATGGCCCATAGGAATACCAGGAATAGACAGTACGTCTTGGAATGCTTTTGAAAGCGGAATCCACCTTTGCGGTTTAAATTTAACAGATTGATCTAAGAATTTAGATTTCTTAAAAGCATCAATGTTAAATGATTTTTTTAACGATTCAGATACTACAGTCGTTAAACTGTCTTTACTTTTTGCCATCTTAGCCATTTATTAGTCATTAAATAGTGAATCAAATTTATCAGTTGCTGTTTCTCTTGGTTTTACATCTAGTGTGTAAGGTTGGATTGGAGAATTTAATGATTTCAAGAAATCATCTTCATCATCTACAATCGAGGTTGGAGTAGCATCTGGTGTTGATTCATCTTCAGGAGACAACCATTTTTGCAATACATCTTTCAATGCCTCGTAAGTATATTTACGATTAATAGCCAAAATGTCTGGTTGTTCTTCTAATGACTTGGTTACAAACGCAGCATCTTCAGAGATAGGAGTGGATTTTGGTTTAGGTCTTAAAGTACATTTAATACCTTTTCTACCAGCGATAACATCTTCAATTGCTTCAACTGTAAAGTCACGACCATCTGTAATGTCGGTAAAATCACCGTAATCTTCATCACTAGCGATACCCATTAATTGATCATTTACTAGTTTACCAACTTCCCATAGACGTACACCTGCACCCTCTTCACCGCGAACGATTACTGGAGCGAAATAACGTGTTTTAGGGGAGATTTTGTTAGCTAGAGTCCAATCATCTTTATCTGATGATTTACGTAGTTTCTTAGCAAAATCTGTGATTGGGTCTTCTTCACCCCAGTTGCTAAGTGCTAAAATTGGTCCTTTTGAAAAACCATAGTGCATTTGAACTTCGCGCAATGGCCACTCTTTTCTAAAAGTGTTTGGGACGATTCTGATCTGGTGTTTACCTGCTTTTGGTTTCCAGAAAATTTTAGTGTAGTCGATTTTTTCACGACCTGCGCCTTTGTTGGCGTTCGCTTCAAGCTTCTGCTTGACAAAACTTAAATCCATATTGTTTTTTGTTTAATTGTAAGTCGTTCTATGAACGGAATATATTGTGAATCTATGATTCTAAATTTGGACCTCCAAATTATTTATTGAAGTCTATTATTTTATGGATTGCTGTATCTAATCGACGCAAGTCAGGACCATCTGTCAATAAGATACAATTTTTATAATCATTCCAATTTACGATGAAATTTTTGTCCACCACACCATTGTTTAAAGTTCTTATTAAAGTATTAAGAGCATTAATGGTGTATAATGTATTGGATTCTTTTTTACGATGTAACAAGATAGTATTAGCCATCGGAGCATCTTGCATGTTGCCCGAGTCAATATTATAAGTACATATCAATTCTTCACTTTGAGGAGATTCTAGAATGAATATCTTGTTAAAGAGAATAGCGTAACGACGGTTGATTGTACTAACTGTATTTTCCAAATCCAATGGAGTTGTGAATGTACAGAATAATTTGTTCAAGTCTAATTCGTTTAGTTGTTCCATAATAAATATTTATATTTTCTCCAAACCGTGATACGATTGGCCTTGTTTAATGGTTACTGGATATTTTAGTGTATTTATTATATCCGAAATTAATTCTTTGTCTTCTTCACTATAATCAAATAAGAAAGCATCATAAGTATACAATACTAATTTTGTTTTTTTACCTTCTAATTTACTTAATACTAATCTTAGTAATTCAACATTTGTTGATGTTTCTTTACTTTGAATTATATAATTAAATAATTTTGATCGAGTCATATCAGCATCGAACATAAATATTTTATTATCTGTCGCTAGGTGTTTTCCATATTGGTACGTATCCCACATACTATCTATAAACATATCTACCTGTTTAAAAAATGGCTTATTTTTATATTCAGCCCAAACACCACCATATAATTGCTTGAATGTTAATTCTTTAGCTTCTTGTGGTGTAACATCTAACACTGTGGCTAATGTTTCATAGGTACTTCGGGTATTAAGAAACTCAAAGCCAATCATTTCACCAATCAATCGTGGGTGATAACCCTGGAAATCAAGTTCAATAAATTTATCGTTTTCAGGTTTAAAACACATACGTTCACCATCATCTTTATTTAAAGCAGCAAAATTAATGCTATTAAATGTATTGGATGGGCGTGAAGTTGTTGTATATAAATTATATTGAGTGTATATTCTACTGCGATTTAAATTAAATTGTGGGTTTGTTAATTTCCCATTGTAATAATCAATAAAGCAGTTTTTATCGACCATTATGCCGTTTTTTTCAATATGATAGAATACGTCTGCGGTGTAGAAATTTTGAAATTGAAATGCTGTATCACCCAGTGTGTGTTGTTTAATAACAGGTAATGCTATGTTAAATATTTCTTCACACATTTCATAATGTTTGCTGATTGGGATTAAACAGTTAACATTGGGTATTGAATAATGTTTGCTATAGTAATAATTAATACAGGTATTGTCTAGTGATTTAATATCAACTTGTTCAATAAAGTTTACATCATATAATTTGTCAGACAGTGGGTAGAAGTAATGCAATGCTTTTTTCTTATCCAACGTCCATAACTTATCTGTGTTATTTAATAACCAATCAAGTAATTCTGTTTTGTCTATACCGAAAGATTCATTATGGTTTAGACACAGTATGTATCCTTTTTTACCATTAAGGGGTCTAAGATATACTAAACTTAATTCAGTAAGGGAGGGATGAAAATTATCATTAAACGGGATGAACCGAATGAAGCAATCTCCAAATGCACGAGGCAGTTGCGATGATTTTTCAATAATATAAAACATAACCTTTTTTTTTGTAGACTTAAATGTAATGTAAAGACTTTGACTTAAAAAGTTTCTTCTTGAAGATAAAGTTTTATTCCAGGCATTTCTTTATCAGCTTGTTCTATTTCATTTATATCAAATGTTCCTCCTTTTCTAAATGCAAACCTTGTATCACACCTTAATACTAAAATTTGATATAAAGGATTGTTTTTTACAGAATTATAAGTATCTATATTTATTTCCTTTATATAAACAGGGATAGTATGTATATATTTAATAAAATATCTCAACACAAATTCTGGATTTTCTGATACATTTCCTTCTTCATCTTCAGGAGGAATAACATCATTTATGTTAAAATAATACCCATTTGCTTTATTATTTTTAACTAAACTAGATGCTAATATTAGTTGTTTTGCTCTCCCTGTATATACTTTTCCAGGATATGCTTTACCCCTAACTTCACAATAATATCCTACATAAGGGTTAAAATTTGAATCCAAATATTTTCCCCCAGTTGTATAATTTACTTTTGCTATATTTTTAGGTACTCTCATTATAAATTATTAAGTATATAATCTTTAATTGTTTTGCCTTCAGTAATTGGTCTATCTGAAGTGAGTTCACCATGTCCAAAAATTTGATTCTTTTTAAATCCTAAAAATTGTATAAGACGTGCTGCTGCTTCTACTTGAACAGGTAATACATCTGCATCATTTTTTGCTACCACTTCTACTCCTATTGATTGGCTATTATAATTACCAGCATGCCATCCTTTACCACCATCAGGTATAAATCTATAAATTCCTCCATTTCTACCAATTACATACTGTGCTGGGTATCCTCTATCATAGAAAACTCTATATGTATGAATTGATCCCTCACGACCATCTCTTCCATCACTTCCCGCAGTATGGTGAACAACAAACATTGTTGGTGGTGAGGCAATTGTGCCTAAATTAAATCTGTTTAATTTTGTATCATCAATAATTCCAGATTCTGTTAAAGGTGTTAAGCCTTTCTTTGATAGATTAATATCTGAAGTTCCTTTTACAAATTTGTATTCTGGGTAGTATTTAGATAAGTTTTGGGTTGATACTGCTTCTCCTTCTTTAACTAGCCTTCCTCCTGCTCTGTTATTTACTGATTCTTTCCATGTACCACTACCATCTGTGTAATTAGTACTTCTAGATCCCCCTCCACTACCTCCATTACCTCCGTTTCCGCTTCCAAGTTTTAAAACTACATCAAACCAATTTATTGGTTCACCATCTGGGTCTTCCAAAATAATTGTTTGTCCTTCTAATTTAGTGGTCCAACCATTATCATTAATAGTATGTGCTATACCAGTTAAAATATAGCCTAATCTTCTACCAATATCTTCACCATCAGTTTTATATCCTCTAGGAAGTAAATCTGGGTGTATATTAAATATATGTCCTATGATTAGGTTTGATATACCATCTATCTCTAGTGATAATTTTGTAGGTATGATTGCTTTGAATTTGATTGGGTTTTTAGATAATGCTCTAAAAACTGCTATAAGATCCCTAAGAGCACCCTCATATTTACTTGCATCTGCTAAATCAAAATCTGCTTCCCATCCACCCATCCAACTAATAAATTCATATATAGGTTCTAAATTAGTTAATAGATTTTGTAATTGAACACTAGCTTCATTTTGGTCTTTAGGAGTGTTCATAGCACTCATCCTAGGTTTTAAGCGGTCTTTTACCCCCTGATTAAAACCAACCATAGTATCATTCTCTAATCCTAATTCACCACCACCTGTTTGAGCTCCAATTGCTACAATAGAAGATTGCTCAGAAAATATTTGTGATTCTAATGAATAACTTCTTACAGTAGAAAATAAACCATTATATTTTCCTGTTGGTTTACCATCTTCTGAGTAGAATGTAAATGTCTTATCATAAGTGTCTTGTTTTGATTCTGGGTCGACAAAATTAAGATCTACAATTCTAGCTATAGAGTCAAGTGGGTCAACATGTATATCAAAGTTATTTACATTCCCTGTTGCAGTAGCTATATCTGCTAACATTTTCTTTAGAAAATCATACAGGTTAATAGTATTTTTTTCAGTTTTATCTTCTCCTTCTAATCCAGGATCTTTACTTATTTTTAATAAATAACGTAAACTAACATATATGTTTCCTATTTGACCTAAACCTGCTTTACAAGCAGGATCTGCGGTTCCAAGAGCATCAGATACAGAAAATGGTTTTAATTTAGATAAAAATTCAAGATTATCAGCAGCATCTTCTTGTTTATCTTTTATTTCTTTTATTTTATTTTCAGTTTCAATTTGAGCTGTAATTGTAGCTTTTCTAGTTTTAATTATGCCTAAATCTGTTCCTTTTAAATTTGCTAAACTTAAAGAAATAGCTTCTATTTCTGATTCCCATAAAGTAGCATCTAAAAATTCATAAAATTGTTCTTGTTTATAACTAATATCTCCACCTATAGTCACATTAGGAATTTCTTTCCCGTTTGCGTCTTTTCCTCTATCAACAGTTGCTGCTAATTCATATTGTCTTTGCAGTTCACGAACAGCTGAATCTTCATTAATACCTGCTATTTTACAGGCTTCAAGATAATTTATAATAGAATTTATAATAGCATCATCATTATTACTAGATCCACTAGATATTATACCTTGAGGTATTACTGTGCCCGTAATTACAGTTTTAGCAGCTGCTTCTACGGTAACACGAGAACCACCAAATTCCATTTCTTTTTGGGTGCCATCACTGTTTGTAACTTGAGGTCCAGGATCTCCAGGAACTGTTGTAGGTTCTGATCCTGATGGGGTAGTACCAAAATCTTCAGGTAATTGGAAACTTCCCCAAACATCGTTTTTAATTAAACATACTGAAGGGTTTACAGATATTTGTAAAGGATGGCATAAACTTAATAAGTAAGGGGTTGAAGGTTTTTTTAAATTTTCAGAAGACATTGATCCTCCATTTTGATAAGGCCTATCACTTGTTGTTACCCCAATAATCGGTTTATTTCCACCTTCAGCTACAATGCCTACTGTTATGTGGTTATTTATTAACTTACATAGAGATTCTAATGAAATATATTTTTGGCAATCCATATCACCAAACTCTTCATCATCTTCTGTTGTTCCATGTAATTCAATATCCATAGCAAACATATCGTATGTAACGCCGTATTTATCAGTTACAGTAGAAGAAGCACTAGAATTTCCTGAGTCAATAGATTCCCATAACTCATATATTAATCCTGAGATAAAGTTTCTTTGATAGAATTTTTTCAATTGACTTGGAGCAGGGGTGAATGCTGATTTTTGTATTTGTAGATATCCACTTGCTTCTAATGCTACTAGTGATAAATTAGCTGATTGGTAATTTATTTTTAATGATTCTATCATTTCGCCGATAGAGATTAAAGTTGTACTACAATCATATCCACCATCTGGTCTTGCTGACCATTTATAGTTTTTAATTATGCCTAAGAACCCACCATAATTTCCTTGTGCCCTTTCCTCTTTTTCAAATAGTTTATTAAAAACATATTGATAATCCTTATTATTGTATTCACTATTAAATATATCAAATGGGGCTTCTGGGGTAGTTACTAAATTTCCACTATTATCAATATAAGAAGTCCAACCCCATTCTAATAATACAGAATAACCTGGTCTCATATAAAGTAATTCTAAATCTTCTAGTTGAGTTATGTCCCAACAATTAAAATTTATTGTTACTTCTCTTAATGAACCATAAGCACCTTTTGATTTAACTTCAGCACTTGTAACACCAGGCATTGGTCTAATACCGTACAAATGGGTTTTACCATTTGGTGTTTGTAATGAATAGGCGTTTTCAGGACCCTTACCAACACCACCTCTTAATTTATCATTGTATAAAGCACCCCCTGCTAAAATATAATTTTTAGCTAATGCTCCACCATCCCCATCAACCTCAACAGATGAGGACATCCTTAACCAGGATTTTGATCCGTTATGGATTACTAAATCTGATAAACTACGTCTAGCAATAGCCTTGCTTCTTGCTATAAGTTGTTCTTTAATAGTGGGTGAAAATGATTGTTTAAATAAAGACATAACATTATTTGTAATTTAAATCATTAAACAATTTTAAAACGGCTCCTAAATCTGTTGGGATTCGTAATTGAGTTCCTGGTGTTAAAAACATGGATCCCTTGTTTATATTATTGTTTGCTGATGATATAATCCACCAATATTCGGGGTTTCTGTAGTATGAATATGCTAATAAGTCTAATCTATCACCTATTGTTGTAATAACATAGATATCATCCTCAGATAAAGGAATATTTGGGTATCTCTTTAACTTAAGGTATTTAGTACCTGTGGGTAATTGTATAATATCTCTTGTTGTGTATCTCATTATCTAGCTTGTGCTCCTGTTAAATAACCAGTTCCGGATATTGGATTTGGTAAATAATTTAAAAATCCACCTTCTTTATATGTAGGTAATTCTTTTCCAATAATAGTAAAACTAAATTGTGCATTTATATACATTGCTAATTTTTCATCTATATCCCAAGATGAAACATCAGGTATGTCAAAAGAAATTGATGTTAATATTCCTGGTTCGCTTACTAAATAATTTCCTAATGTTACTTTTGTAATTATTCCCCCTAATCTGTTATTACTATCATATTTTCCAGCACCTGCTGATTGCAATTCACTCAATGCTCTATGTTTTTCAAATAAATGAGTTTTGTTGAAACATGGAATTTGTATATTAAAACTTACATCTCTCTTATGCTCAGTGAAGGTATAAAAACTTTCTGACCTACCCACATATTTTACTGGGTTCCAGGTGGAGTTTGAATTATATTTAAAACCTGATAGATATGCTGAAAATACTACATTTCTTGCGTCTGTTGCTGTGAATGGGTCTATTGTGTCAAAACTAACAAGCATTATGTCTCGATCAACTCTATTAAAATGAGGAGTTGTATTTTCCCCATTAAAATAAAACCCACGTTGGTTTTGTCTGTTTACTGGTACATCTGCTAATTTAAAGGACTCAGCCTCAGATGTTGATGTCATCTCATTGTTTTGGAAAACTGTCTCTAATTTCCCTTCCATTTTAGAAACATCTATAATAGAGGCTTTAACAGATTTTGATATCCCCGGTTTACCACTTTTAACAACTAACTCATCCAATTCATGCATTTCTTTATCCCAATTAGATAATTGAGCATCAGCTTCTGCCTGAGTTTTGCCATAAAAAATTTTATCTCCTGTACCAATATTAAAATTTGTTGGGGATTCTACGCCTGCCCCCCCTGGTGTTTCTTGTTGAATTTTGATTACTCTTGTACTTTTTGTGTAATCAGTATCTTCTTTTTGAGTTTTTAATACAACAAATTTATCAGATAGGACATCTCTTAATGGGTTTATTGCTGGGGTTCCTTTTGCACCTTCAACTACACTAATATTTCCATTTCCAATATCCTTTTGTAATTTACTTTCTGGGTGTTGGGGATTATATAAAAATTGGTTGGTTCCTGGTTTTGTAGAATCAATTTCAAGTGGAGTTCTCTTTAATGCATCAAATTGGCCTAATTCTTTAACATTATTTAAAGGAGTAATTTGAGGGGATATAGGAGTTGCAATTTTTCCACCTTTCCACCTAAGGATTTCTTGTCTTGTTTTACCTTGTTTGTCCTCAAGTACATAACTATCCCCAATATACCTACTTCTTTCGGTTAAAGGGTTAAAAGATAAACTTCCAAGTATAGTTTGAAATTCTGATTCAGTAAGAGCATCTCTTATTTTTCTTCTATCATCGGTAAATGCATATCTATTAATAGTGGTTCTTCCTATACCATACAATGAATTAGGACCCCCATTGTAACTATCAATAGTAAATTGTTCAAGTAATGATTTTACATCTAGTTTATTTCTTTTAAATTTAGTACGGTCAAAATCAGAACGAATAAATTTTTCTCGAAAAAAATCACCACCTTCTTCCTCAGTTTTTTGTTTTAAAAGTTTATTAGTATCTCTAGTAGCTTGTCTTCCGTCTCTATTAGCTGCTCTATTAAGTTGTCTTCCTTCTCGGTTATTTGCTCTATTTTCTCTTCTTCCTTCTCGGTTAGCGGCTCTATTTTCTCTTCTTTCTTCTCGTAAATCAAAATCTTCACCAACTCCTCCTATCTGATCTCCTAGATTAAATTTATCAGTTAAACCAACTAACCTATTATTATCAGAATTTTTATTATTTTCAGTAACTACACTAAGGTATTTAATACTGTCGTCTGTTACTGGGAAAAGACCATGTCTTGTTAAGTGTTTACCAAATGCTGTAAGAGGGATTTGGCGAAGGGTATTAATACCTAAATTATATAAACGAGTTGAACCAAGTGCCCCACCAAGTCCTTTTTTTCTTTCAAGTTTAGGATTAGATAATTGTAACCCAACTTGTTTAGCTATAAATAAGGGTCCTTTAGGTGAGTCTTTAAGAAACTTACCTATACGAATTGTATCAACTACGGATGAATTTAAAGCACCGATTGCTCCCCCTCTGATTAAACCATCATCATATTTAGTAAGTCTAACTCTGGTAAGAGGTTTATCTAAATCTTCTAATTCGGTTTTTATATAAGGTTGCCCACTGTTACCTCCATCTGAGGTATCATTACCGTATTTTAAGCTGCGTAGTTGGGTAGCATTTAATTGCGTAATTATAGGCATTCCTTAATTTATTTATTAGTAACGACCTTCTGTTGGACCTAAATCGCTATATTTACGACCTTTTTTTGATTTGTATTGGGTTGCACGTGGATTACGTGGTGCCTTTGGATCTAATTCATCTAATGTAGATTCTGGTCTAACTTTAGAAGAACCATTAAAGTCAACTAATTTAACTTTAGGATCGGTATGGATTGAGTACTGATTGTGTAATTTATCAGTAGCTGTACCAGCAAAATATCCAAATTTTCTACCTTCTAATCTATTAGCTACTAAACCTAATTTGCTTTTGTCTTTTTGGTTAATGATTGCCATTTTTATTTTAATTTAAAATTGTCTATGTATAAATATTTACTTAGGCCGTTTTATAACGCCCGTTCATATTTTGTGTTGTACCTACTTTCACGCTATCCATCATCACTATACCTTCTTTATTGATTAGTTGACCAATAGCAGCTCTAACTTCATTAAGGGCTGAAACTACTGGTGATAGGTCAATAGCTACTCCACCACCTCCACTACTTTCACCACCCATTAAATCTGTACCTACTTTGATTTTACCATCAGCACCGTACATTGCTTTATCGTTTGGATCTAATTGAACTGATCCAAACCCCCCAGTCATTACTGGTCCTTTGCTTGGGTCAATCACACCATCTCTCATAGCCATGTAAGTACCTAAAGAAGCCATAACAGCGGCTAAACCTGCTATAATCCATACTGTAGCGGCACCGAATGAAACGGCTTCTGCTGCGGTAACTGTGGCTGCTGCTGTTCCTGCTGCAAGTGTTGCTTCTGTAGCTCTTAAACCCAACAATATTGGTATTTTAGCTATTTGTGCTAATATCCCAGCTTTACTAATTCCTTCAAATAGGGCTTTTCCTCTAGCTACAATTAAATCTTTAAGAGCCCAACCATATGCTATTACTTTAGTAGCTAATGATTCTTTTTCTAATGCTGAGCTTAATTGTCTAAATGATAATTTACTTCCTTCAGTGGCTAATCCTATTGCTGCCTGGGCGTTACCAAAAGTTGATAATGTATTTTCTGTTATTTTGTGTGTTAACGATGCCGCTTGGTAACCTACTTTTCGACCCATTAAAGTTGCTGATAGTCCTTCAGTAATTGCTATTGCTTTGCCAATTCCATTTATAGCTAACATTGTTCCATAAATGCCTAGAAATAATCCTCCTATTATTTTAATAGGAGTAGCCATATAATTAATTATATTTAAAGCTCCACTTAACATATCTATAAATGAACCTAACGGACCCGCCATTAAATTGCCAAATAAACTTTGTAATTTTTCTACAGCAGCATTAAATTTATCTTGAATATTTTGTCTTTCAAGAGCTTGTGCTGCTTCTTCCTCACTTATTTGTTGTAATGATTTCCCAGATTTAACTGCTTCTTCTCTTTTTCTCAATTGTTCAGCTAATTTATCTGAGGTAGTTCCTAAAGACTGAGCATAAGCGTCTTGTGCTAATACATTCATTTTAGAGAACTTAGTAGCAGTCATACCTTGGTTTGCTAATTCTTGAGCAACACCAGCCATATCACCTTGTAAAGCTAATGCTCTAGCTCTTTCTAAATTTAGAGCCTGACCTGTTAATAACTCAGCTTTTAACTCATTTTCAATTGATGATTCAAAATTTAATAAAGATTCTGCTTGTGACTTAGTATCTTCTAATGTAGTACCTAATGCTTTAGCTTGAACTACAGCTCTAGCTATACGTTCAGGATTATATCCTAAATTAGCAGCCAATTGGCCTGATACTTTAACAGCTTCTGCTAATGTTGCTTTAAAATCAATACCAACTTTAAGTTGATTTCTTGCAGTTGTTAAACCTCTAACAAACGATCTGTATGTTTCTTCTGATGATTTACCTGATAATGTTGCAAATCTTTGAACTTGAGCAGCTTCTTCTGCTTGTAATCCAACTTGTTTTGTTAATTTAATTTGAGTTTCAAGTTGATCAGCAGTAAATTCATAAGCAAATCCTGTTACTTTAGCCAATTCTCCAAAAGCTTGGGTTAAATTAGCAGTAGTGACATTTAGATTATTAGATGAGCTTTCAATAGCAACCATCTTTTCTCTAAAAGCATCAGCTCTTTGAGTTCCATAACCTAATTGCTTTCCTAATTCAACTGCTTGTGCGTTTGCATTTAAAGCAGCTTTAAAGAAGAAATTAGCGATTTTTAATAATATAGTAAGTTGTGTAACTGGGTCTTTTAATGCTTGGCCTATGCCAGAAACAATTCCTGTCATTCCTTTCATCATCACCTCCCACTTAGTTCCTGTTTTAGCGGTATCTCTCATATCTTCCTTTAAATTCTCAAAGAAATCACTACTAATACCTAATTTACCTAAAGAACCAACGATACCATCTACTATTTTTCCAGATATACCTAGCTTTTCAATAATTTTATTTTCCTCATCTAATCTTTGTTGAGTAAGTGTTTGTGCTCTATATAAATAATTGTTATTCTGATCTAAAAATTTACCTTCCTTATCAAATAATCCATTTAATTCTCTGTATTGAGATATTTCTTCTAAAACATTTTTAAGGCCTCTTTCTTTAGCGTTTGCTTCAATTCTATCTAAATTTTGACCTTTATATTTACTATCTAAAAATTCTTTACTTTTATATAACTTTTGAGTTTCGATTTGAAGTTTTTTCTGGTTGCTTATTAAGTCTTGTTTAGATAGTCTACTAATATCTTGAGAGTCATATTTCAATTTATCAGCAAGACCACTTATTTTTTTAAAACTTGAATTAATATCTCTAGAAGTAACATTAGTTTTAGATAAGTCTCTTACAACATTTTTTAATTGATCTGCTAGATCTGTAAAATCATTAGATAAAGAATCAAAGTGACGTTGAGCATTAATTAATTCTCTATTAAATTCAGCAGTACTAGCCTTAACCTCATCCATTCGCTTTCTAAGTTCGGTAGCGTTTAGACCTGAGTCTTTTAAATACTGTTCAATCTGTTTTAATAATTTCTCATCCATGAGTAGCAATAATAGGTAATAATTACTCGTATAAATATAAAAAGCGCCTATTTCTTAGGCGCTTTCGTTGAATATGTAGGTTGTGATACGTTGGGTGTTAATGGTTTTGATGATGGTTTTGTTTTATTCTCAAGCTGTTTATTTTGTTTTTCAATAGCTTCAGCTTCTTCTTCATAAAACTTTTTCATCTTATGGAATGTAAATCGACGCAACCATATCGGCATATTATATACTGTATTCCAATCATATCCACCTTTTCCATGAAATACAATTTCGTGGATTTGGTCAAATATTATAGGTCTATCTTCCTGAGTCAGGCCAAAAAAAGTTAATTCCTACTGGAATAGAAATGCCCTCCTCTGCACCTTCATGGTAATAAGTCATATCAATGTCTGGTTGGATTTCTGCATAGTATTCACGTAATGCTCTAGCGTCTTTTGCTGTTAATCCATTATCAACAAAGTCACGAATAGTTGCTAATTCTCTACTACCATTAACCGATGTAATAATATATTTTAAACGTGTAGTGATTTCAAATGAACTTTGTGGATTGATTTTTTTCAAACCTTTAATTTCACCATCAATTTTTTGTTCATCACCGTGTGTTAACAACTTAAATGTTACTGTATTTCCTGATAAAGGCATTTTAAATGTAAATTCATTTACACCTTCTTTAAACAATGATAAATCAACTTCTTTTTCTTTTAATGTTGATAAGTCAACAGTTATCATTTCTTCTACACCTGTCTCGTAGTTATAATTTTTGAATTGATATTCAGCACCATAACCTAAAATACGTGCTCCTAATAGTATTGCGTTTTTATCGCATACTAATATATCATTAAAACTAACTGGTGTTACGATTAATGATTGCATTACTCTGTTGAGTACTGATCCATCTTTAATATAGTTAGCATTGGTGAGAATATCTTCTTCCTTAGCTGTCATATATTTCATTTCAATTTCACCTTTAGAAAGTGGTGAGTCTTTCGGATATAGTAATCCTTTTGAAGGTAACGAAACCGTTTCGGTTGGCATTTTAAAATCGCTCATATAACATTTTTATTTTGTTCGTATATAAATATATAGAAAAAGAAAAATATTAAATATAGTTTTTAATAAAATTTAAATACGTTTTCTTCGGATGAAATATTTGATTGTATTTAGTTGCAGCTTGCCCTTGGATTGGGGAGGACCCCGTTGTAGATGATCTTTTCTGTGTTATTGCTGGGTATACTGTTGGGTCATTTGCTTGCTTATATGGGATACCACCGCTTACTCCTGTTTTTTCAATATCAAGGTTAGTAGCATCAAATATTGTGTGTTTAGGTGCTGATTCGCTAGTAGCATCAAGACCAGTTAAATTTAGTAAATTACTTTTACTAGGTATTTCTTTAACATGTTGTAAATACGTTTCTTGTGGAACGAATTTTTGGAAAAAATGTTTTGGAGCACCAGGATTAGCTTTATTTGTTGGAGTGCCTGAGTTATTTTGGTTAAAAGTAGTACTAGTATCAAGTCTATTAAAGCCAGATGGTTCCGGACTTTCTAGATCTAATTTTGTTCTGTTGAATGATTTTAGTAATCCCATGGATATAAATATGAAAAAAAAAGAAAGCGTCTGCAAAGCAGACGCCTCTAAAAAAGAAATATGAAAGGGGAAATTAAAAATTCAATACACAATAATCCATAGCAATAGTAAGGGAAATGTTTATTGCTGATTCACTAGCCCAATCGTATTCACCAAAGTTTGCTGATTTTACATAAGCACCTTTGATTACCCATTCGCTAACAATGTCACCTACTGGGCCTAATACGTTTAATACTAAGTCTTTTTTATAGAAATCAGAATAACCATCACGGCCTGTTACTGATTCGTGAGCCAAACGAGCCCATTCCATTACAGCTTGAGCACCACTTGGAGTGATTGGATCATAAAGTTCTAAGGTCATATCTTGCCATCTAACTTTACCT